AACTATCTGCCAAGATTTGTAGTACCGGCTGCAATACTATTTGCAGATAAACCTATATATTTGAGAACACCTACGCTTACACTATCCTTAAGTAATGTATTATTCTTTCTGTTATCCTGTTTAGCTTTGACAGTAGCCGGCTTAACAGTTGCATTAGCACGCGTTTTACCGGAGTATGTAGAAATTTCATATCCATCTCCTGCGCGTTTTTGAATAGCACTGGCATATTCTTTTAATAGCATTTGCATTTCTTCAGAACGCAACATTTCTCCAACGCCTTTGCGATTAAGTTTGAACTTAAAATTACTCATAGCGTTCCACCATCACTTTCTTATGCCACTTAGTAGGAACCATTGATTCTATCCCTTGAATTACCGGTCCAAAGGTGCGGAATTTTTCACCAAAGAATCTTACTTCCTTATCTTCCCAGTTATGAGCATCTCCTTTTGGAATTCCAAGTGTATATAAAGATTTCTTTCCGTATAATTGCACTTGATTAATTACATCGTCTGAAGATGTATGACTAACCAATACATTTTCTACCGGAATTTCCACATCTTCATAAATTGGAGCATCAAATGGATCAGTGCCAGTTTTAACTTTATCAATTAAAACAACGGTTATTCCTTTAATTGCCATAAGGTTCAATCACTCCAATTCGTTGCTTATTCAAGCCTAAACGTTTGATTTCAGAATTCTTAATGAAGATACCACCGCCCGGAACTAAAAATGAACCACTGACAGAATACCCAAGCGCACTTTCGCTAAATTGTGTCATTGGTTCTTGTTCAGTGGATGTCATCAACGTTCTTGCTACAACATCGATTACAACGGACTTAACAACGTTTCTAAAGCTTTCACGCTCTAGAATCATATTGTCTAAGTCTTTGCCATATCGATATGCTTCTTCACGAAGCATATCTGATACAACATCAAGCAAAGACTTTGCACGTTCCGTTTCAGTTGGTTGTAAATTTCTCCACAGTTTTTGCAAGTCATCGATAGTAGCAAATGAATTCACTATTCATCATCCTTTGCGTTTTTCTTTGTGGTTTTAGTAGTTTTAGTAGTTTTCTTTTTTTCTTCTACTGGTTCCCATGAACCGGATAGCACGCTATCCGTTTCAATGATTACACCAGTTTTATTATCTCTATACTTCATAATGAATCACTACGCTTTAACGCGGGCGAATCCTTCAGCATCAAGGATACCCCATCCAATGTAAACTTCTGAACGTAAGCAGATTTCATTGTAAGCTTTTAAATCACGTCCTGTTTGGTCTGGGTCACCGTATTGGATAATTTCTAATGGTACGCTATCTGCATAACCCCATTTGAATAAGTTTGCAAAGTCGCCCACAATTACATGATCTGTTTCAGCAGTGTGGCTACCACTAGCAAGTGTTAAATTCTTAGTCATGCCAGTGTCCATTCCATAGAATGAATTTGGATTTTGTCCAAAGCGGAATTCCGGATATTGAGTTACTCCATTAACCTTGATTTTAGATAATGCTTGTCCTGCAGTAGGAGATAATGCAATACCTGTTACTTCTCCACCTTTAGCAACGATTTGTTGCACTGCTGCATCGATATTATCATCAATATGATCTGCATCATAAGTGACAGTATTTGTCTCAACTAATCCATCAAATGAATTTTTATCACGGAATGTAGCATCAGTTAATGTTTTTGGTTCTACTCCGTGGATAGCTGCAATATCGAACGCTTCCGCAATCTTTTTAGCAAATCCTTCAGAGAATTTATCTAAGAATTCTAATTGTTTTTGTTCTGAAGCTTTTAAAAATTCTTCTGAAATACGTGCTTGATAAACAAATTTTTGTGGCGTAATAACTTTAGGTTCAATCTTAGCTTCGCCTGCTTCTTTTTTGCCACCTTCCCCAACGATTTGTGCATTGCCTTCTAGGTTAAATACCATTTGTGTTGTTCCTGTAAATGGAATAGGTTGTTGAGCAGATAAGGCAGCTAATACTGATTTCCCTTGTACTTTTGAAAATAATTCTTTTACTAATTCTGGTGTAAATAATGTTGATGCTTTTGGTGTTGTCATATTATATTATCCTTCTTTCTTTTTAATTGTTTAAATCTTTCAACATGCTTCTCATATATGCTGTGCGTTCATCTCCAACGACTGGTTCCGTATCTTTCATTGGTGCAACGATTGTTTGTGGTTTAATAAGTGCAGATAATCTTTCTGCGTCTGCTTGCAAGCTTTCTTCATCGTCACCTTGAAGTCGTTCTGCCAAGTCGTATGGAATTCCGTTGCGCACTGCAACTTGTGTTCTAAGCTGCGTTTTCTTAAAGCTATCATTGATTTTTTGTAATTCAGCCAATTCAGAGTCTTTAGCGCTAATAACTCCATCTTTTTCTTGTAATAATTGACTATTACCATCAATTGCATTAAGCAAATCCGCTTTTTCTTTTTCCAATTCCTTCACACGTTCCGTTAAACTCTCATAATCGGCGTATTTCTCACGCTCGCGCTTGATACGTTCACCAATAATTCGATCTAATTCTTCCTGCGTTTCAATTGTTTTAAATGACATATAAATGTCTCCTTTCCCGCGTTTACCTGCGCGTACAGTAATTTTTTTATTAAAAAAAGCCACTATGTAAATAGTGACTTTTAGTTTAATAACTAATCTTTTGTTTTTTCTTAGGCTTAGTAGTTGCGCAAGCCCAATGCGCTAGAATAGCACTATCCATCAAGCTAATATCCACATCATCAAAATGTGAACGGTAGCCAAAGCCACCATTTGACCCGATATTCCGCTTATCACAGTTAGTTACAACTTTAGTAAGTGATGGTTGACCTGCGTGGCAGATTGTCTTTTGGAAAATCCCTTGTTCCCACAATGCATTTGCAACAATCACTTCTTTAACCGTTGGAAGTACCACATTTTTAATTTTGAAATCTCTTAATTCATCATCTAATACCTTTTGACCGGATGCACCATCAATAACGATTTGTGCAACCTTAGTTTTTTTCAAGAAATTAACAATCCATCCATTTCCGTTCCGGACTGATTGACAATCTACAACTTCCGTGAAGATATCCCCGTTATCCGTCTTAACTGCTACGCTAAGAGCAACATTGGTTCCATCTTGACCGTATTTAATACCAACAAATAACGGGCCTTTAAATACTGGTATTTCGTCAACTTTAAGTGCGTTCCAATCTGTTTCAGAAATAGCGGATTTTTGATTATATACCGGCCAATATCCTAAACGTTGAATATTATGGTCTAGTTTATCCGGCCCCAATTCCGCTTCAATCTTACGTTCATCCAAATGATAGCCCATAGAAGGGTTGGAATGATACCATGCATCCACATCCCTAATTTCTTTTTCACTATCAACAGACCATTCCGCCCATCCGGAATATTTCAATTCACCAAATAAGCACTTATCACGATATTTAGTGAATACTGTTCCGCTTGATACTGGCGTTGGTGGTGTTCCACACATTACAGTTAATGGATTACTGCTATCTGTAACCGTGTATTTCAATGCGGATTCTTGTTCCGTTGTATATTCTTGGGCTTCATCGATAATCATTAAATCAAATCCTTCACCCAAACCACCGGATTTAGTTCTTGTTCTAAATTGCAGCACTCCACCGGATTTATATAATTCAATTCGTTCTTGACCTTTAGCACGGATTGAATTGAAATCTTGTTTATCAACATATCCCATCTTTTCTAAGTAGCGTTTCACTTTTTCAAAAGATGAATGAGATGTACTAATCAAGTGTGCAGTGTGCAGCATGTTCAAACCTTTTTCAAGGCCCCACAATTCCAACATATATAAAATTTCTGATTTTCCGTTCCGTCGCGGAATAGAATATCCAAATTTCTGATGAACCCATAGCCCTTTCTTATCAGTAGCCATAATTGATTCAAGTAATTTCTGCTGCCATGTATAACTAGAAAGGCCGGTTTTCTCATAAATTTCTATTGCTTCTTTGAATAATGAGCGTTTCTTAACATAAGGAAGAACAACCGATTGTGTTGGAAGTTGATTTCCAAATTTCTTTCTAGTACGTGCCATTCAACTCCCCCTTTCAGATTTCGTCTGAAACCCATTTTTTAGTGTGGCTATTTTGATGCTTACCAAAGTTTTCTGAACCTTTTGCCGGAAAGTATTCAACCACACAATCACAATTTTTGTGCCTTCTGTATAAATCTTTTGGTACTTTTGGATAAGTGTATGTTCCGGCTATTGCATCACACCATTCGCAACAATTACCAGTTGATGTTCTAATTATCTTTGCGGACAAACCTGCCTTATATTGCAATTCAGCATTAGCCTTGATGAATTTAT